GAAAAAACAAAGTGGGCGTGAAATCAAATCACATCCACTATGTATGGCTCATTCCAAACCACAGAATTGTGTCTTCGGTGTGGAACAAATAGGCCCGGAACTCAGCCGTGGCGCGTGTTGTCCCACATGAACAACGTCCATGCGGTAGGCCATTAAAATGGCTGAGTCATAGTTTTTACAAAATTTAAAACCGGTCCGTAACCGGAGGTGTGTAAACACCCGAATAGGAATTGCGTAGCTTGGTTCTCTACGTCGATCCTATTTATGGGAATTGCGTGGCTTGGTTCTCCACGTCGATCCCATTTAAGAAAGAAAAGCAACACCAGGAGAATCCGGCTGTGCGGTTTGTGTGCCTTGCAACAGTGCGACTGGAGGTGGTCCAACATATGTCGTGCATCGCGCATCATCACCAGCCGCTCGTCCATATATAATACGAACGGTAGCACCAGTCGTGTTGTTAACACTAAGACGAGCAATATTGGCTATGCAATTAGAGCCCGCATTGGGAACTGTACCCAAACCAAACGTAACATTGCCGAACTCACTAACCGGCACCCTAGTTGTACGCTGGTAAGAAGGAACACGAACATGCAACGAATCTTTAATGGTAATAACACGTTGAGCTCCACTCGTACCACGCGTACGGGGGTCACCGGGTGAACTAGCTGCTACTCCATTATCGACAGCTATAGCTCCAATATTCATCTCCAAACCATTAGCACCAGGATTAAACATATAAACATGGTGTGTAGTAGATCCAGTAGCAAAAGCGTACATAGCAGCTATTGTGGCACTGCGAGTGAACGCAAACACGGCTGTTGTGCCATTAGGAAATGGCGTAGCCATGGTAAACTTATTGCCCACCCAAAAAGGAAACAGATTTGTATTATTAATAGACAAATTGGCAACATCACCAGTTATATAAGTAGGTAACATCATCAATTGCTTGAAAGAAAGAATACACTCACCAGTAGTGTACTGAGAAACTGGTTCATGCACTTGCTTAATACCTCCATCTCCCGACTGGTAAAAAGCCACAGCCGTAGAATTAGGGTTAGGTGTGGCCAAGGAAAACATAGGTGGTGCTGGGCAAGAAAACTCAAAATCGTCTTCTGCCTTAACCTCGACCAAATAATCAACTGTCGAGGAAATCTCCCCTGCCGTAATCAAAGGATCAAGTACAAACATACTAACACCTCCAATACTGCCTTGAACACTCGAAAATGGAGTGGGCGATATATACGGTACCTTCAACTCAAAAGTAGAAGCATCGCGTAAATCGAAGATTTCGCAGTAACTAAAAGGCTGAGGCAAACCACCTAAAACCTCCATGGAAGGAGCAGTCAAACTGAGGACGTTATTAGCAGTGCTATCCTCAAAATAAGGTATAAACCCGGCTATAACTCGTCCACCATGAAACTTAGTCTTAGAAAAAGTAAAACGGAACGTCATAGTGCCCCGCCAATACCTGAAAAAGGAAGCTGTGTAAGCTAATGGTGACATGGCTATGGAATTAGTAGTCGCAGTAGCCCCAGCAGGCAAAGGAAAATTGCCGCCCGGTCTACCAGCGTTAGTCCTAAACCAAAAATTGGTAGGACACACCTGGGTCACATACAATGGGGTACCTGTAACATCTGTATTGGCAAAAGTACCAGAAAATATTTGGCCATATTTGCCAATAACATACTGCAAAGCCATCTCATCAACGTCTGTCCCACCAACAGTCGAATCAACTGCAACGCGATTGCTTTGGAAAGGCGCTAACACAAAACTAGCATCGTCCATATCGACATTACCTTCACCAATAAATGGGGTGGGAAACATACGATTTGGGGGCTCTGTTAAAGGAGGTTTAGCATAGCCAAATACCTTGGCTATGTTTGCACCAACATCCAAAACATTCGACGTTGTGGAACCTATCGAACTGAGAAAAGGGATATAGGAAGAGATGGTCCTAATTTTAGTGGACAATGCTAACACAGTATCACTGCCGCGTACTGTCTCTTCCTCCTTAACAATAGGATTGGCACGCTTGCCAGCCTTACCAGCTTGCGGAATCAAAATGCCAGGACCGCCTAATGCCGTTGAGCCAACAAGTTCAACATCATGAAGAGACACCATGAGCTTATAAGTGGGTGCATTAACACCAGCTATAACACGGTACGGCATGATGACATTAAGCGCGTAAACGCCCATATCACCACCCGTAGAAACCACTGATCCAGCTCCGCCAAATATTTGCATAAACTCAAAAGTATACAAAAATGGTACGTCTAAAATGGACATAGTGGTCTCAGCCAAGTCATGTAGGACATGTGGTAAATTGGTTACAAAAGCTGAATTATTACAACGGGGATAAACCGTTAAATCACCATTTTCAACTCCGTATTGAAAGCTGCTTGCTAACAAGCCT